ACGTCGCCCAAATGGTACACCTTGTCAGTGGGCTTGACCCGTTCGTTCCAAGACTTGATCATGGCTTCGTCCATTTCTTCTGGACTATTCCACGGACGCAACTTGGTCACCCCGTCGTTTCGAGTAAACTTGCAAACGCCCATGTGTCCAAAGTGAGTATCGCTTACTAAAAATACACTAGGCATAATTCACTCCTTATTTAAAATATAATTATAACACCTTTTTACCAAACTGTCAAGTCTGATAATTCCATTTCCATGTGTAACCGTTTTCTAATTTTAATTCTTCACAGAGTTCGTCTGTAAAAGTTCCGTCAACTCGTAGTGTATATCTAAAAACAGGTTCGGGATCTACGCCGTGGTAGTCTCTATTGTTAAAGAAATAACTACGAGCATCTTTTTCTAGATATGTTTTTTCTTTTGTCTTTTCGTTCCAAATAAAACTTGGTCGGCCACCGCCTTCAAAAAAGAGATTAATGTTGTGATCTCGGTGTTCTGCTACCACGCTGTCTCTATGTATGGCCACTCCAGCATTTGGATATGTTGTAAAAAACAACACTCTACCAATTTCTTTAAATGGCAACGTATCGAGATATTCAATTACTTTTGGAAAGTACTTGGCATTATCAGTCCATCCACCTCGATCCTGCGTTTTTTGTGTAAAGTCGTTCTTTTTTAGATAGCAGGCAAAGAACCAAGGAATAACTGAACCCATGGCAAAATAAGCATACTTGTACATGGCCTGTTGCGGGTTATCTGACTGTTGGGCAACTTCTTTCAAGGCCTGTGTATGAATACCAGTTGGATCATATACATCTAAATTGTGCAGCATCTCTGACCAGCAGTCGTTATTTCCAAACCTTGCTACTTCTTCAGGCGGCAGTCCACCGTAAACCATACCCATTTTAAAATCGTTACACAAGGCAAGACCTTTACATGATTCAACATGTAACTCTAAATCTTGATCGTGGTTGATGTACCGATCCATTGAAACAATAGTTTTGCGATCTTGGCCTACACCCTTGATTCCGTATTCTTCATAGGGAAAAGAGTATACAGTTTGATCTCCTATTATTTTCTGGGTATGTTCTTGATCTTTCATTATACACGTTCTTTTTTCACACGACCAATACGGCTGGCTTTGTTCCAATCATAGGCAACACCATCTGGGCACTTACCTTCCTTGACGCTGTCAACTCCAAATATACCAACGATTTCAAAATCTGTACCTTTGATAGTGACAAACTCATTCATATTCTTGGCAAGATTCATTGCTTCAGCCAGTGTAAGAACTTTGAAAGTTTCTTCTTTTCCTATTACTTTATACATTAATTCCTTTCAAATATCACCTTCGCGTTCTATTTTTCTACGTTCACGTCTTTCATGGGCCAGTGTAAAAACTTTTTCGTTATCGTTAGCCCACTCTATGGTCTTTGTTTTAGGAACAATGATCTTCTTATTGTTTAGTTCATCATATTCAAACGCCAAACCATTCACAGTATGCGGTTCATTCTCATCATAGGTCCAACCCAAATGCCGCATCATGCGATGCTTGACCAACAGGTTAGGACTACGAAATACTTCAGTGTCATCAAAGCCCATCATAACGCCAACTTCGCAAACTGCACCACTACGGCACACACCTGCATGACAATGCACAATCACGTTCATACGATTTGCCATTGCATGTTGTAGAAGTCTTACTAGCTCAACTGCTTGTGCCTCAGTGACTTTAAAATCATCGTCCATGAACTTGTCAGTGAGTTCGGCATCCAGGAATTCAAATTGATGAACCTGTTTGAACTTGTACAATGGTGTAGGAAACTCATATGCTGGATCACAAATTTGAATCAGCATGGCGTTTTCGCCTGGGTTGATATGAAACCCTTTTTTGATGTCACTTAGACTTACATTTTGAATCCATGGCATGATTGCCTCCTAACACTCTATGTCAATGTTTTGACCTTTGTTTAAATCTAAACGAATATTTCTTGCTACTCGTTCTGCAATAATATGATCAAAGTTTTGTTTCTCAATAACCTTTTGATAATCATGTAGGCGCCTGGCTTGAAGGCGACTTTGTTCCATATTATATTGTTGAGCCTGATGTTGCTGTAGTCTAGAAATGTTCATTATACTTTTCCTGCATATTCTGCACGTACATACCAATCTGGAACATGATCTAGATTGTTATGCTCTTTGTTGTAATCAATAGCATATTGGCGGGCCTCTACTTCGTTATCAAAGTAGGCATCACCCCAGGACTTTTGACCCCAACCACGCTCATATTCAGTGAGCGTTACGCGGAATGCCTGAACATTGGGTTTTTCAATACGAGCCATTTTGTACCACCTTTCTATTTACTGTACTTACAGTATAACAGAATTTTACCAAAATGTCAAGTGTTGGATTTTAACAAATACATAGTCACTTCTGGACCATCTACCTTGATCAGATCTTGGGGGTATTTTCTACTGCCTTTATACCAACTATAGTGCGAGTGCCCTACTTCCCAAACTGTTACCATTTTGGTGTTGAGTTTTTTAACAGTTCCTAGATCTAGACTGTTTTGGCAAGGGTAACATACAGCATCTCCTATTGCCAAAACTCGTCCTAGTTTGTCTTTATGGACAATTTCTGCTTTAGGCGGCATACCAGATTTCCTTGAAGCCTTCTTCCTCGGTTGGCTCAGACCAGCTGGCAATCATGCTAGCAATAACATGATCCGGAATCTCTTTGCCGGGCCGGCTCATCAGTCGACGCATTAGCTCTTTGTGCTCCGGAGTCTTGAACACCACGGCAATATGCTCGTAGGCAGGCAAACTGTTAAACTTACGTCGACGGCTTGCCAATGTTGTACTGGTTTGATCCCAGATAATATCCCGGCCTTCTTTTTCAGCGGCACGAACATCTTTCATCATCAACTCGATTGCCGTAGGCATGTAATCGGCAAAAACTTCGCTGTATGTTTTTCCAACGCTTCTAGCGTAAAGATCTACATACAGGTCTGTACTAATGTAAGCACAATCTGAGGACCATTCCTGAGCACTAACCCAGGTACTTTTACCCGAAGCCGGCACTCCGACTAATTGATAACATTTTGGCATTTGATTCTTTCTTTAAAATATTCCAAGGCCGCGTTCCAATCCCACGAAAGGTCTGTGGTCCAACTTACTGTTATTCTGTATTCTGTGTTGTTTAGGTTATTAACTCTGTGAGGAACCTGTGTGTTTGCAATTATAGGATTCTCTAACAAGGCATATTCAACAGTCTTGCTAGGAACAATACCGGGTTTGGTCACCCTGACATTAAAACGTTTTTCCATATAGAAATCGTCTTCACTGTTAGAGTAGAATTCTGTAATACCATTTTTGTTACAGCCCGATATAGGAATATTAATACTTAATGGTCGTTGTTTAATATAAGAAACTTCTGGATGTCCGTCTAAATGTATTTCTGTGGCGAAGCCAGGACGAAGTTTAAATATTAAAAAATGTTTATCTAAAAATGGATACTTATTCCTTAGACGATTTATTTCAGTGAACTCGATGGTATCTTTAATACCAACTCCTATTATACCCTCTTTTTTCATAATGGGCAATGGTTGGAATTCAATTCGATCTATATGTTCGTGATATATATTCTGAACATCTCTGACCAGCTCAGGAAAAATTATCTCTTGGAACGGAAGCATTATTCTTTTACCTTGACTAATTTTTTATATATATGATATAGTACATCGGTATTAAAAAAGGATTCTCTACCAAAATTAGATCTTTGGGGATTGTCGTGATGATTCTTATGCAGTTGTTCACCGGCGTAGCCCAAAACATAGGCAGTCCAAGCAGGCAGATTAACTGGCCCGCTTCCATCCTTTCCGCTGTGAGCAATGTAGTTGAATATTGTGATGTTTAACCACATTCTCAAATTTAAAAGTAAAAAACTCAATAAAAAGATATCAATGTCTATGATCAAAAATAGCAATAGATTTGAGAAATATAATTTCCAATAATGCTTGTCAACAAACATCACATCCTTTTTTCTAAATATATCTCTAACAGGAACATTTAAGTTTTCTACTATATTGAAATTACCAATTATTGAATTCCATAATCCAATACCTGTATGGTGAGGATCCTTGTCAGTGTCGCTGTATTTGTGATGTGCTCTATGTCCTACAACATAATTTAAAGGTTTCACGAAAGCTGTACAAGTTATCGCCCATAATATAATCATGCGCCATACAGTGCCCGGCTCTATTAAATTGTGAGCCAACCATCTATGATAACCTATGTTGGCTATTTTGGTAATAATTAAAAAACCAAAATAACAAGCAACTGCTTTTAACCATGTGCCTCCATTATAGAAATAATAGAATGTGCAAATGGCTGATAGCCAACACATCGTAAAAAATTTTATGATCTGCTGTTTATTGTGTGTGTTCATGATATATTTTTAATAGTGGAGGACAGGGTCGGATTTGAACCGACGGTTTT